TCTCCAAGTTTATATGTCATATCAATTAAATCATTCATTGGTTGATTCATATCAACTTCTTTAACTTTATTACTTTGCAATGAAGTTATTCTATCTGAACACCAATTAATTTTTCTATTAGTATCAAGCATAGAATTAATATCATCTCTTGCTTGTTCTATTGCTAAACAAGTAGAATTATATTTTACTTCATCATAGTTCACTTCTTGTTGAGTCTTTTTTGCCTGGTCTTTAACTTCAGTAAGCATTGCAGTTTTTAACTGTGGATTAATTGGTTGTGTACATTTAGGACAATCATTATTATTCTCAAAAAACTTAGCTATACCAACAAGTTCTCCCATAATGTGATCACATTTACCTTTTTTAGTAGTTAACTCATCTTTTATATTTCTTAAAGTTTTTAATTTTTGTTCAAGTCCGTATGGATATTTTTCTAATTCTAATTTAAATGCTTCAAGTTTTTCTTCACAGTCTTTAATTTCTTCGTCAAAAGATTGTTTTGCTTCTTCATTTATTTCTTCTAATTGGTTAAGATGTTTTTTCTGATATTCAATTTTATCTTTCTGAGCATCCACAGATATTTTAGAACTTCTAGCTAATTCCTTTGCTCGAGAGTTTCTTTCACGCAATATAACCTTCATCTTGGAAAATATGTTTATGTCTAGAAGGTCCTCAATGACATCACGCCTATCATGAGACTTTAATTGCATAAATGGTATAAACGAACTAGAACCTAAGACTACAATCTGGTGAAAGGATTTATGATTTAGTTTTAATATATTTTGTTCTAAGAATTTTTGATAGTCTCTTACATTAGTTTGTTGGTCTATCATCTTGTCATTTTGATATACTTCAAACTTATTTGGTCTTATTCCTCTAACTACTTTAAAACTATGACCAGCAGTTTCAAATTCTACTGATACTTCACAACCTTTTCCATTAACTGAATTTACTAATCCATTCTTATTAACATTCCTATGTGCTTTACCAAATAAAGCAAAAGATAATGCATCAAGAATTGTTGATTTACCAGACCCATTAGTACCCACAATAAGAGTTGATTTACTCTTATTTAAATGAATTATTATTGGGTTGTTGCCGGTTGAGAGGAAGTTTTTATATGTTAGTTTCTGAAACTGTATCAAGTATAATCTCCTGAGGTGTTGGGGTGAACATCATTCCTAGACCAATACTATTTACTTGTTCTAAAAATATGTCACAATCATTATATAAGGTTGCTGCAAAGAGGCCTGCTTGGAAACTTACATCCATATTCATTTCATCTATATCTATATTATGTTTTTTAATAGCTAGATTTATAAAATATTCACCAGTGCCTGATAATGTTCCACAATTCATCTTCCAATATTCAAGACCACCAAGCACCATTAATACAAGTTGCTTATCTTCAAAATAAGCTCGATATTTTTCTTTATCTAAATCATCTTTTGGATCTGATAATTCAATTACTGTTTCTTCAACAGCAACATAAGTAACTTCTTCAGTATCTGGACTAAAATCTGTCCATGTCTCTTCTGTACTTCCAATCTCAGCAAATGCATATACAAATGGCAACATCAATATAGATATCATCATTGCTGTAACCCAAAATTGATAAAAAAACCATAAAACCCATTTGGGTTTTGACATTACTTTATAGTTATTATCTAACCTCGTATATCCTCGCACGCTTCTCCTTCACATACTGGTGTTTCGACAACAACTGGGTCACCACCTACACCAACCAATCCTTTAGCTTTAGTCATTTGTGCTTCTAACATTGCACAGCCGGCTACATTAAATAAAATGATAAGACCTACTATCACAAGTGCTAGTATTCCCCATCTACTTTTTGAAATTTTTTTCATTTCCATTATTGTATCTCCATATCTAAGGCATCGTTATATAAAGAGTTCATAAGGGTCTTTAACTTATCCTTATTCAAATCTGTATTCGCACCATCTATATAACTTGCCATTAAGTCAGTCGTATTTTCTATATCTTCTATATTAGTAAGAACATTCTCACCTAAGAATTCAGAGAAATTTTCAGCTATTTTTAAATCATGTGTATTCAGCTCTGATATTCGTTCAATAAATTTATCAAACATAAATGGGTTCGACTTATTACCCACGATTACCTTAACAAATTTATCTATACATATATTTATATCAAAATTATTATAATCTTGATTTGTATCATCATATTGTATTTTTTCAAATATTGTTAATGGATTAGCAATTCTTTCTATTTCTTGTGTATCTGTATCTAATATATGAAAATATTTTTGGTCATTAGCATCAGCCCATGTGAATTCCATTTGACATCCTAGGTATCTGATATTGCCTTGTTGTGATGAAGCATGATAATGTCCAGATAAAACTAAATCAAAATGTTTAAATGGATCAGCACTCATTCCCGAATTTATTGGCTGTTTAATACCCCTCATCATTTCAAAGTTAGATAATTCTAAATGAGCTAAAAGTATACCTTTATTCTTTTTTATAAAATTCATTGAATGTTCATAATTTTCTGAATTAATCCACGGCATCAAGTGAATATCTAATCCATCATAATTTAATGTAGAAGGCTTCATTATAATATTAATATTTTTTGTATAATATCCTAAAAGTTCTTTAAGAGAACAAAGTTCATTTGTATTCTTATGAAACACATCATGATTTCCTGGAATTACATCCATAGTCATACCATTTTTAGTTAATGGTTCAAGAAAATATTTTCGATTAGCATTAAGAGCTTTAAAGTTTACAAATTTTCTATGGTCATAATAATCACCAAGATGTATTATATGTTTAATATTATTTTCTTTACAGTATGGAAAAAAGATTTCGGTAAAAAATCTTTCTTGAAAATCTATGAATATTCGTGAAGAATTCCTGACACCACAATGAGTATCATTTAATAATGCTATTTTCATTCTTTTATTTTACCTTCAAATGACCAATGAATAACTCTGTTTTTAAGTTCCCTTGAAGAGAATGGATGATGACGATTATTATAAAATGTTTCTATTTCTAAGTCATCACCTGTAAATGGTTTACCATGATAATCTGCACCAACAAATCTTATATCAGGCATTTTAAGTTTAAGTAAATTAATTAAATCCTCTTCATTTTCATATGGTATAATCTCATCAACATATTTTACGCCTGACAATTGTATATGTCTTTCCATAAGACTTTGAACTGGTCGTCTTTTACGTTTAATTGGTGAAGTATTAATACCACATATTAAATAATCACAATGCTTCTTACACTCACGTAACATTTCTATATGGCCTGCGTGTAATAAATCAAATGGTGAACATGTAAATCCTACTTTCATTTAAATGGGTCTCCTTTTACCCAAACAACTATTGAATATCTTGTACCTTTTATAACTGGGTCAACTTTATGCCAGATATGAGATGGGAATACTGTAACAGAACCTTTTGGTTTTAACGTATTAACTAATCTAGGACTAGTTTCTCCATATTGTTCTTCAGCATCAATATAAAATTCACCACCTTCATAATCATCATTAAGATTTATAGTTATACTTAACTTTCTTATTTTGTCATCTATTGTTTTTGGAATTTCGGTATCTCTATGCCACCCATAATATTGTCCAACATTATATTGTGTAAATTGAACAAATTCAACAGGCGCCCATTGAAAATTCCAACCAGCATCTTTATTTGCTTTTACTATATATTCATTACATATATCAAGAACCCATTTGTCATATATCCAAGCTACGTCTGAATCTCTTAATTTAGTCAACTTTTGGCCACCATGTTTACCTTTAACTGGTATTTGTGATAAACCATATTCAATTATTTGGTCACACATTGCTGGTGGAATAGCACCAGGAAATGTCCAATTATAATTTTTTAATCTCACCGTAATTCATTATTAATTAAAATAACTTCTTCTAATAATTTTAATGGTGAACCTTTTCTAGAAGCAGAAGTAGCAAAAGCTAATGTATCTTTTGGAAGACACATACCACCAAATCCAAATTCTCTATCATGTCCTGGTACCGTCATATGACTTTTACCAATACGTTCATCCATTGCTACTAACTCTGTCAATTCATCAAAACCATCATCGCAATACATATTATATAGCTCATTAAAAAATATAACTTTGGTTGCAAGGAAACTATTTATAGTATATTTTGCATAGGCTGCATTTTTCATAGATGTAAATCTAACTTTATCTATTTTAATACCTGAATTTATATATAAATCATACCATGACCTACAATGATGTCCACCAAAGATAGCAAACTTTTGATGACAGAATTGTTTATGTGAATCAGCTTCTGTTAAGAACTCTGGATTAAATGTTACTTCCTGATCATCTTCAAGCAACTCAACTAATTCAAGTGATATAGTTGACTTAATAAGGATAGGTACTGCTGGAACTTCCATTCTTATAGTTGTTATATATTGTTCAACTAACATATCATCACATTCACCTCTTGGTCCCTGAGGAGTGGGTAAACATATTATAATACCATCATAAGAACTATAATCTATATCATCATTTGGTTCTATATCTAAAAGATCTATTGTATTATTTTCTACCAGACCTTCATATACTGCTTGGCCTACTACACCAAATCCAATTATTAATAAATTCATTTATTTCCCATAAACAATTCTAATCCTTTTTTCTTTTCTTCTTTAGCGAATTTTTTAATTGCTGTATCAGTTTCTTTAATTTTACTTATCTTCTCACGAAGAGTATCAAGAAATGATTGGTCAATAGGATTATTAATATCAATACTAGAAACAAAGTCTTCAATATTTGCTTGCTCCATAAATTTGAATTTAATATCTGTTTGTTTCTTTTCTTTAACAATTCTACGTATAAAAGCG